ATTGATGACTTTCAAGCTATTATTACAAATGAATATATGAGGAATAGTGCTGAAAAAGGATTTGATAAGTTTGTAAGATTAGGTAAAGGAATTTGGGATATGGTTACCGTAGCCAATAACTCAAGAAGTGATTTAAAAGTAGTTTTCATGGCACATTCTGATACTGATATAAATGGTAAGATTAAATGCAAAACTGTCGGAAAACTCATTGATGAAAAAATATCGTTAGAAGGCCTATGTACTATCGTCTTTCATTCTAAAGTCGTGGATGGGAAATATGTATTCCTAACTCAAAACGATGGCATGAGTATAGCGAAGTCCCCAATGGGGATGTTTGAAACTAAATTTATTGAAAATGATTTGAATCAAATAATTAAAATAATTGATTCTTATTATATTGGGGAAGAAGTTGATATCTCTAAAATAAACGAAACAAAGCAATCATATTTTGACCAAATAAGTTTATGTGAAAATGAGAGTAAGTTATTTGATCTTTGTACCAAGGCTAAAGAAGAATTTGCTGACGATCTTAACTTCCACGATGAACTTCGAACAAAATACAAAGATCGTAAAGAACAAATAAAATTTATAGATGACATTACTGGCGATCAACGCAGCAATGGAGACGATGAGGTCAAATAACATGCAAAAACTAAGCGAAATATTTGCTGAAATTTTTAAAAAAGAAGAAATATCGCATTTATATTGTAAATATCTTGATAAAGAAAATGACCCATTATATATCAATAATGAATTAAATAGAATGAATATATCAATAAAAAGCTTACTTGTTTACATTGAAGAAATCATCCCGCAACTACAACAGCAAATACAAGACCTTAAAATATCTCTTGATAATACTGAAATATATAATCGCCTAGCTGATATAGACAACGAAATACAAGACATCAAGCAAATAGTTAATCCACCTAAATATTTCTGTCCCAATTGTTTGAGATCTGATCTTGATGAGAAACCGTTTTCTGTAACTATTCCATATAAACACGAACCATTTTACGTGCCAATTGACAATTGTGGCAATGAAATAAAAGAAGTTAATGTATTAAGATGCAAATATTGCGTTAATGAGGATAAGAAGTGAGCAACCAACCCACATTTTTCTTTGACGCTACAAGCAAACTGTTACTGTCAATTGATATGTTTGACAAGTTCAGAGAAGATTTTTTGAAACGTACCAAGATGCATGTTGATGATTTTAATGACTTAGTAGCGCAGGTAAAACGATCGGATGAGTACAAGAAAGGACGCAAAGAATTAAAGGCCAATGGTCTTAATACACCGGATAACTTGCATGTATTATTGGCAAAGTTAGTAGAGTCTGAATATAAAAGAATTATTCACAAGAACGATTGTTGTAAAATTTGTTAAAAAAGTTTTTATGGTGGCGTAGATAAGAGTTACTTCATTGCGGAAAAATACTCTTATCATTTATTCCCCAAAATGGTTTTTACTATGGCGTAGATAAAAGTTACTTCGACTGTTAATCGACTCGTACTTTTATCGCTTATTCCTAGAATGTTTTTTTACCGTGGCGTAGATAAAAGTTACTTCGAATAGTAATCGGCTGGTCGTGGGTTCGAGTCCCATCGTTGAGTAATCAACGTAGCTCAGTTGGTAGAGCAGCATATACTTTTATCGATTGTTCCCGGAATTATTAAGAGAAATAAATTATGAAACTAAATACAAAAGTAGATACCTTACATACACATGAAGGAGCAAAAGCATCGCATATTAATTCAGAGTTGCAATTAAGACGATCTGTAATGTCGTGTCTATTATGGGAAGATAACTTTTACGAGAGTGGAGAATCAGTAGCCGATCGAATAAAAGAACTTATTCCAAAAGTAGATCCAATTAAGGTAGTGCAGATTGCGCGTGAAGCTAGAGACAAGATGAATTTGCGTCATGTGCCATTATTAATAGTTAGAGAAATGGCACGACATGCGACCCATAAAAAATATGTTAGTAGAACATTGCAATATGTAATTAAGAGACCAGATGAATTAACTGAATTCTTAGCTATTTATTGGAAAGATGGTAAGTGTCCATTATCTAAAAAAGTAAAGCAAGGTTTAGCCAGAGCGTTTAATAAATTTTCAGAATACGAATTAGCAAAATACAACCATGATTCGAAAATAAAATTACGTGATGTGCTTTTCTTGTCTCACAGTAAACCAAAAGATGAACAACAAGCAGAACTATACAAAAAATTAATCAACAATGAACTTCAAACTCCTGATACTTGGGAAGTTGCATTGTCCAGTGGAGCAAACAAAAAAGAAGCATTTGAAAGATTGATAAGCGAAAAAAAACTTGGGGCATTAGCTACAATACGTAATTTAAGGAATATGAAAGAAGCCGGTATTAGTAAGGACTTTGTTTATGAATATCTATCGTCATTAAATTTTTCAAAAATATTGCCATATCGATTTATTGCTGCAGCAAAAGAAGTTCCTGAATGGGAAGATATTCTTGAACAACCAATACTAAAAACCTTAAATTCATTTCCAAAAGATAACAAACACACAATATTGCTAATCGATGTTTCAGGGAGTATGGATAAAGAATTATCTAATAAAGGAAAAATGACTAGATTAGATGCTGCGTGTGCAATTGCAATTATTGCTAGAGAAATATATCAAAATATTTCAATACTAACCTTTAGTAATCAAATTATTACAATACCATCAAGACATGGGTTTGCCTTAAAAGATAGTATATTCATCAGCCAATCACATAGTGGCACATATTTGGGTAATGCTATTAATAATATAAATAATAATTTAATTTTTGACAGAATTATAATTATAACAGACGAACAATCTTCGGATGATGTACCTAAACCAAAATGTGAAAATTCTTATTTAATAAATGTAGCTAACTATAAAAACGGCATAGATTATGGAAATATGACGCATATAGATGGGTTTTCAGCAAATGTATTAGAGTATATCAAAAATATTGAACAACTTTCTTAGGAGATAAACAATGATTAAATATTTAAATTTTTTACCACAAATAACTTATTTGATGATTGTATTTTTAAACTTATTATTAAGCGCTCACCTACATGATAAACCAAGATCCAATGAAAACTTTTGGATAACACTTATTGCTAACGTTATATTGTCATTATTAATTTATAGTGGTGGGTTTTTTGACATATTTTTTAAACATTAGGAGATAACCAATGAGTATAAATATTGAAACAGAATGTCGTGATAAAACGGTTGAAATAAGGCTAAACAGTGATGTTAGAAATAGAAAATGTATAGTTTTAACATTTAGCCAAAATGATGATCATGATAATCTAAGCATAGAGTTAAAGCATGGATCAATATTGCAAGGATTAACTGATATAAAAACATATCAGGATTTTTACATGCATGATGGTAAAATACATCAAAGATAGAGGATAAACCATGAGCAATAAATTCACCTTTCAATTCTCAAAAGAAGAGAAACAACCTATTCCAGATATGACCAGAGATCAGGTATTGCAAATGCTTAATAAGCAGATGAAAACATTTGCATCTATAAATGGCATAACTGATGATGAGGCACAAGAGTTATTAGCCAAAGCAGAATCTTCACCATGTGCGCTTAAAAGCAAAGAAACCGACTTCTTCAAATTCAATGACCTGGTTTTCAAGATTGCACAGGAGATGCTTGACAATAAAGATGCGCACATCGATGCTGCTAGTACAGCACCATCAACTCCGATAAATAAAACTAGAAGAGAGTCGGTTTAAGTAAACAAATTATTAATAAATAAGAGGTGAAAATATGTTTATATACGAAGTATTTCCATTGCTAAAAGAAGGTATGTTTGTGAAAGTATTTCATAAGAACAATAGCATTGCTGGAGAAATAATTATTAAAAGAGTTGATGCTATTGTTATTGCATCAAATGAAAACCATATAAATGACTTTATTGCATATAAAGTAGATGGATATGAACTTAATATAGCTGAAAAAAAAGGTTATGTCACTGCATGGCAATTTGGTGAGTGTTCTGATAAAGAAATAGTTATTATTCATGAACTCCCAGAAGAGCATAAACCTAAAAAACCATCCTTGCCCAAAGGTCGCGTAGTTGATGTGTTCGATAAACTAAAACCAGGTATGTTTGTTGAGACTAGAGCTGATTCTGTATTTCAAATAGAACATGATGTTGATATTATAGGACAAATAGGATTAATTGGTTCCGACAATTTATATATACTTACTAATAATGTTGGCAAT